ATCCGCCGGCGCTGTCGGTGAAGATCGAGGCGGCGACGGCCGTCGCGCTCGAGCGTAAGACGCCGGCCGGCGCGACGATCACGACGGCCTCGCACCTCGTCACCGGGCCGTACCACAAAGGCGTGACGACGCAGTCGCGGCTGCTGTTCAACGGCCGCACGCTGCAGGTGAACGCCGTCACCAACGTCGACGAGCGATCGATCGAGATGGTGCTGGTGTGCACCGAGCTGGTGTCGCCATGAGCAGCAGCGTCACGTTCGAAGGGCTGGCCGAGCTGCGGGCGGCGTTGCTCGCGCTGCCGGCCGATCTCACCACCGAGGCGAGCGGGATCGTGACGGCCACGGCGAACGAGGCCGCGCGCAGCATCGTCGACGGCTACCCGACGCGCACCGGCAACCTGAAAGACGGCGTCTACGTCACGCGCGTGCGGGTGAGCACGTTCGGCACGGCGGCCGTCGTCACCAATCGCGCCAAGCACGCGTACATCTTTGAAATGGGTACGCAGGCACGCCACAACGCGCTCGGCGCGAATCGCGGCAGCATGCCGCCCGGGCGTGTGTTCGTGCCGCGCGTGCAGCGCTACCGCGCGCGCATGTATGGCGAGCTGGCCGACATGATCGCGCGGCACGGCCTCGAGGTGACGACGGGAGGCGCGGAGGAATGAATACCGCCGGCGCGCGCACGGTGACGACCGATTCGTCGGATATCGACAACGCGATCATTGCGCTGCTCGGCGCGGATCCGACGCTGCTGCAGCTGTGCCCGAACGGCGTCTATTACGACGAGGCGCCGCCGATGATGACGCGGTTCGTGATCGTCAGTCTCGTGCAGGAACTCGACGTCGACGTGTTCGGCCAGCGCGGCTACGAGGACGGCCTCTATGCGATCAGCGCGCGCATGCTCGAGGGCACCGGCGGCGATATCAAAGCAGCGGCGAAACGGATCGACGAGCTGCTCGCCGATCAGCCGCTCGTCGCTGCCGGGTTTGCGTGGATGGCCACGTACCGCGAAAGCCGCATTCGGATCACCGAAGTCGACGACGTCGATCCGTCGATTCGCTGGCAGCATCGCGGCGGAAATTATCGCGTGCAGATGACGGCGATCTCATAGGGCGATCGGGGCACCGAACCATAACGGGCAGCAAGGGAGCACACCATGGCAATTCTGAGCGGACGGTACGGGAAGGTGAAATACGATCCGACCGGCGTCGGCGGGCCGACGGCCGTCGAGATCATCAGCATCAACGGCTTCAAGCTGTCGATGAAAACCAATTACGAGGACGTCACCTGCTTCGGCGATGCCAACCTCGTGTATGTGCCGGGCCTCAAGGACGTGTCCGGTACGCTCCAGGGCTTCTGGAATAGCGCCGACACCACGCTCTTCGACGCCGCCGACGCGCCGACGCCGGGATTCCTTGAACTGATTCCCAATTCAGGCACGACCGAGTCGGCGTTCTTCTGGTCGGGTAAGGCGTACATGGACGCCGATATCGACTGCACGCTCGCGGCGCCGAAAATCAGCGGCACGTTCAAGGCCGCCGGGCCGTGGGCGCGCGCCGGCGGGTAGTCGCCGGCTGATCCGTGTTTCAACACCTCACGCTGCACGGCGGCGCGGCGGCGCTCCTATGGGGGCACCGCACCGCTGCCGAGCTGTCGTCGTGGCACATCGCGCGCACTGGCGCCGGCACGTGGACGCTGTCGGCGACGGTGGCGCGCGCCGACGCGTTTCAGCTCCGACAAAAGCCGCTCCTATTCACGGCGCCACGCGCGCGCGGCTTTTGGGCGTGGGGCGTCAACGCGATCGAGATCGCGCCGCCGTTTCGCACACTGCGCGCGACACTCGGGCCGCCCGAACAATAACCACCGGAGGTCGTTTGTATGAGTCGTTTTCCGCCGCCGACGGTGAAGGTGCTGCACATCACCAACGGCGACACGATCACCGTGCGCACGCGGCTCAACGCCGGCGAGTCGCGCGTCGCCTACGCGAAGATGATGCGCACCACACCGGACGGGGATCTCGTCGTCGATCGCACCAAGCAACCGCTCGCGCTGATCCTGGCGTATCTCGTCGACTGGTCGCTCGCCGACGACGCCGGGCACCTCGTCGAGATCCGCCGGCAACCCGAAGAGGTCGTGATCGCCGCGCTCGACGCGCTCGACACCGACAGCTATCTCGAGATCAAAGGCGCGATCGAAGAACACGACCGCGAGATCCTCATGGCGCGCCTCGAGCAAAAAAAAAGCCAGGATGGCGCGAGCGAATCGTCAGCGACCTCGCCATTGCCCGACGGTGCCACTGGCGATACGAATGGGTCGCCGAACTAGACGTCGACGTGTACGAGATCTTGGTTGAAGAATTAAACCGCGAGAGTCACGAGGCCGAGGACGACTAGATGGCCGCGATCACTGGCAAATTCGCCGCTGACTTCACGCCGTTTTTCACGGCCGTGCAGCAGGCCGACGCCTCGCTGAAGGATTTTCAGGCCGGCGCCGGCCGCGTCGGCACCTCGCTCGACAACATGGCGAACGCCTTCTCGGGCAAAAAAGTGCTCGAGCAAGCGGCGCTCATGGAGAAGGCGTTCCAAGATCTCGCCAAACAAGGGATCGGCCTGACGACGTCCGAGCTGCAACGCATGGGCGCGACGGCGCAAGAGGCGACCGAGAAAATGCGCGCCATGGGGATCGAGGTGCCGCCCGGCATCCAGAAGATCGCCGACGCCGCGAAGGAAGTCACCAAAGCGCAGCAGGACGCGAAAAAGGAATCGATCGACTTCGGCGGCACGCTCCGAGATCTGGCCGCGTCCGTCGGCGTCGGCTTCTCGATCGGCGCCGTCGTGGAATTTGGCAAAGCGGTGATCGAGGCCGGCAGCCAGATCAACGACATGTCCGAACGGCTCGGCATCTCGACCGACGCCGTGCAGGGGTTTAAGTACGCCGCCGAGCAAACCGGATCCTCGCTCGACGCCGTCGGCAGCGCGCTCAATAAGATGAACGAGAAGCTGGCCGAAGCGGCGCCGACGACGATCCACGCGCTCACCGATCTGCATCTCAAGTTCGACGACATTCGATCGATGAAGCCAGAGGACGCGTTCCTGGCGATCACCGACGCGCTGCAAGCCATGAAGGATCCCATGGAGCAGGCGCGGCTGCGGACGGAACTGCTCGGCAAAGGCGCGAAGGAACTCGGGCCGGCGATCACGGAAGGGTTTCGCAAGCTGGCGAGCGAGGCGCCGAAGATGTCGGCCGAAGCGATCGCGGCGTGCGATCAAGTCGGCGACGCGTGGAACCGGCTGTCGCTCACGGTGAAAGCGAAGTCGGCCGAGATCATCGCGTCGTCGATCGCTATGGCGAAGGGCGTGACCTCGTCGTGGGCGGAATTCAAACTGTTCACGATGCAAGCGCTCACCGGCAGCGGCGTATCAGCGCTCGCGTTTGCCGGCGCGATGCAAATGGCGACTGACGCCGCGAAACAGAACCACGACGTCAATCTGCCGCTCGCCGGCGTGCACCACAAAACCAAAGAGGAACTCGACGCCGAAGCCGCAGCGGCGAAGAAGCTGGCCGAAGCGCTGGCCGCGATGACGGCCGCGCAAACGCCGCTCACCTTCGCGCAACAGGAGCGCGCGACGGCGCTGCTGAAGTTGAAGCTCACGGAGGACGAAGTCGCCACGATCATGCACGTCAACGTCGGCGCGATCCGCGCCTACGAGGACGCCGTGAAGACCTCGAATGAAGCGACCGCGGAAGCCGACAAAATCACGGCGATGTGGGCGAAAACGACCGAGGACATGGGCCGGCAGGCGCGCGGCCTCGCCGACTTTTTCGAAAAGCAACGGGAGAAGGAAGCCGACTCGATCGCGCACGCACAGACCGCCACGATCGCGACGTTTGCGGAATACACGCAGCGCGTGAACGACATGACGCTGTCGGGCACCGACTTGCGGATCGCGCAGATCACGCGCGAGCGCGACGCGCGCCTCGCGGCGCTGCGCGCCATTCCCGGGCAGACCGCGATCGCCTATAACCTGGCGGCGGCGCCGGTCAACGCGTACTACCAGCACCTCCTCGATCTGGCGAACAAGACGCAGGACACGATCGAAGATCGCATGCTCGCGCACGGCGTGTTCACGCAGGCGCAGCAAGCCGAGAACGTCGCCGACCTCGAGCGCGACTACGATCAAATGGTTGCCGACGGCAACTACAACGCCGATCAACTCGAGGCGGCGTGGAAGCGCTGGAATCAGGCCGCGATCGCGGAGTCGAATGACTTCGCCGCGCACGCGGAAGCGATCTACGGCGCACTCAGTCAAGCGCTGCAACAGGTCGCGTCGGACGCGACGGCGAGCGGCCACGCCGTCGCGGGCGCGGCACTCACCAGCTTCAGCGGCCTCACGAAAAACCTAAAGGACGCGCAAAAAGCGAACAACGAATTCGGCGGCAGTGCCGGGATCGCGAGCGCGCTGTTTAGCGATCAGGCGTCGTCGACCGAGAAGTGGGCGTCGGCCGCGCAGTCAGGCGCCGCGATTGCCGGCGGCGCGATGAACGTGTGGGCGGCCACGGCGAACGCCGGCGGGAAAGCGGCCGGCGCCTTCAAAGGCGCCATGGCCGGCGCCGAGGCCGGTGCGGCCTTCGGGCCATGGGGCGCCGCGATCGGCGGCGTGGCCGGCGCGCTGACGGGCTTTATTCGCAACCTGTCGGCCGGCCGGAAAGCCGTCGAGGACTTCGCCGGCACCTTCGGCGGGTTCGACGCGCTGCACACCAAGCTCGACGCGCTGCCGAACAACGTCGGCGAGACGCTGTGGAAGGAGCTGACGCAAGGCACGGCGAAAGGCGATCCGGCGGCCGCGAAAGCGGCGATCGACAAAGTCACGAAAGCGCTCGCCGACGCCGACGCCAAGACGGCGGCGTTCAACACGTCGGCCAGTACGATCTTCGGGCAGATCGCCAGCTACGGCGGGAACATCGACGCGTCGCTGCAGCCGTATCTCGCCGATCTCGAAAAGGCCGGCACGCTGTCGGCCGACAACGCCGCGCAGCTGCAGAAGATGAGCGGCGACGGCAAGCCGACGTACGAGCAGCTCGACGCGCTCGCGAAGAAATATAACCTCACGATCGATCAGATGGGCGCCGGCTTCCAGGGCGCGAAGATCCACGACGAGTATCAAACGCTGATCGACGACATGGACGAGCTGACGCGGGGCGGCGTCGATCTCGGCGCCGTGCTGACGAAGGTCGGTGCCGACGGGACGGTCGCGCTGTCGGATCTCGGCAGCCAAGTGCAGAACGTGATCGATCAGTCGCAGAAGTACGGCCAGGACGTGCCGGAGAATATGCGGCCGGCCGCGCAGGCGTTGATCGATCAGGGGCAACTGCTCGACGCGAACGGCCAGAAGATCACCGACATCAATTCGATCAAGTTCGGCGAGTCGATGCAGACGTCGCTCGACAAGTTGAACGACACGCTCAAAGAGCTGGTGCAAACGCTCACCGGCAACGGGCCGAACTCGGTCAAGGGTGCGCTTGAAACCGTGGGATCGACCGTCGTCAGTCCGACGATCAAGCCGACGATCGAAATGCCGGACATGCCGGCGATGCCGGCGTACGGCGGCGCGCAGGCCGAGGGCGGCGACTATTGGGTCACCAAGCCGACGCTCTTTCTCGCCGGCGAGGCCGGGCCAGAGCGCGCGTCGTTTGGGGGGGGGCCGGCGTCGGCGCTGGTGCGATCGCAGAGCACGCCGGCGAGCGGCGGCGTCGTCACCAAGCAACCGATCGTCGTGCAAGTCGACGGGATGACACTGCTCGAGGTCGTCGCCACGACAGCGACGAATAACGGCGTGACGCGGGCCGCATGACGACCGCACTGGCGACGCGCCACGGCGACGTCACGCTCGGCGACTACGTGCCCGGCGACGGCCTCACCGTCGGCGGCGTGCCCATGCGGTGCCGCGTCGGCTGGTCGGTGACGGAAACGGCGAACCGGCGCGGCGTGTTCGCCGGCGCGGTGCCGGATCCGGCCGGCCAGGTGCGGCCGCCGATCGGCGCCGACGTGCACTTTGTCGAGCAAGGGATCCGGGTGTTCGGCGGCTTCATCGATCAGCCGAGCGAGGCCGGGATCGGCGGCGAAGGCGTGACCGGCATCATCACAGCGATCTCGGCGTCCGACTACAACGGCCTCGCCGAGCGGCGCGTCGTCACCGCCACGATCCCGGCCGGCACGACGAAAGCCGCGCTGCAGGTGTTTCTCCCATACCTCTCGAGCTACGGCGTGACGCTCGATCCGGCGCAAGTCGCCGGGCCGGTGCTGCCGGATCTCGCCTATGCGGATCGCGTGCTGATCGACGCGCTCAACGAAGTCGCCACGCTCGCCGGGCAAGCCGCCGGGACGGATCCGTGGATATGGGAGATCGATTATTTCAAGGTGCTGCGCGCGTTCGCGCCCGGCTCGATCAGCGCGCCGATCAACATCGCGAGCGGCGACGGGAACGCGCTCGGCGATATCACCGTGAAGCCGACGCGCGTCAACTTCGCGAACCGGATCATCGTCTATGCCGGCACCGGCGAGCATGACTGCGCCGACGCGCTCGGCACCGGCGACGGCGCGACGACCACCTGGCCGCTGAACTATCCGCTGGCGCGGACGTACGGCTACGTGACAAACGCCGGCGTGAACGAGACGCTGGCGATCGCCGGGCCGGGCACCGACGCGGCGACGTGGATCTACGATCCGCCGACGAACACCGTGCGCCGCGTGGCACCGCCGGCGCCAGGAGCGGCGATCTCGATCACGTATGTCGGCACGTTTCCGTTTCGCGTCGAGGCGAACAACGCGCCGAGCCAAGCCGCGATCGGTGTATGGGAGCGCGCCGTCACCGAGCCGGATGTCTTTTCGCGCGACGTCGCGCAAGCGCTCGCCGAGATGTATCTGGCCGCCGCCATGGCGACACCGAAAACCGTGCAGTACCGCACGCACGCGCGCGACGTGCACCCGGGGCAAACGCAAACGATCACCGAGCCGAAACGCGCGATCAGCGGCACGTACCTGATCACCGACGTGAAGATCCAAAACACGGCCGGCAACCGCGTCGAGCGATTCGTGACGGCCGTCGAGGGCACCGGCCTGATCGCAACCTGGCGCAACTCGCCGATCTGGGGCAACAGCACGGCGTCGGCCGCCGGCAGCTCGACGAGCGGCGGCGCGGCCGGCGGCGGCGTGACGCCGATCGGGCCAGGGGCACCGGCACTGCCGCCGATTTACTTTCTCGGCGGCGCGCCGACGACCTACGTGCAATCGCCGACGCCCGATTGGATCCCGGCCGACGGCTCGAGGCCCGGCGACTCGGGCACCGAGTACGTGATCGACACCGTTGTGCGCAAGGTGCTCACCGGCACGGTGCGCGTGCGGGTGCGGGCGGCCGCCGGCAGCGTCAACGCGCGCCTCTTCGACCTCGACGCCGGCCTCGCCGTCGGCACGGCGTCGGCACCGTACACCGGCACGGCCTTCGGCACGCTCACGTTTGCCGTCGCGCTGACGGCCGGCGCGCACCGCTACCAGCTGCAGCTCCTTCCGTCGGTCGCGAACTCCGACGTCAACGGGATCGGATATCTGCAATGACCACGAGTAGGTTTCTGCTACTGCTCGCGCTGCTGCTCGCGCTCGAGGCGCCGGCGGCCGCGCAAACCGTGCGCGCTGATCGCGTCACGCTCAACGCCGGGCCGTGCGTGATCACCAGCGGGCCGACGGCGCCGAACGG